GTGTTGCGCAAGAGCGTCTAAAGCTCCCTCGGGATGTCACTGTCGTCGCCGTAGGCAAATCTACTTATGCGCGTTCTGGCATCCTTGTGAACATCACGCCTGCTGAAAGTGGCTGGGAAGGCTACCTAACGCTAGAGATTAGCAATTGCACTGCGCTCTTCAATCGTATCTATGCGAATGAGGGGATTACGCAACTACTGTTCTATCGTGGTAACCCTTGCCATACCACGTACCAAGATCGAAAGGGTAAATACCAAGACCAACCAAACAACGTGGTATTCTCCCAGGTTTAACCAAACGGTTTGCCGGCCTGTAAGGTGGGTTTGCGAGCGTAACCAACAGATCCCGCACGCCCACCTGAATCACCAGACGTAGCACTGGTCGGTTCACGGACTAAGTTGCGTTTTTTGTATTCGCCAGCGGATCTAGCTGCACGCATAAATTTGGCAACACGATTTTGATCCCTGTTTACAGATTCGGCCGCTCCACGGGAGTCTTCTGACAGACGACGCATGTCTGTGTCGTACGCCTGTTCCGGGTTGAGATCTGATACCTCAGCTCCAGAGGTACCAGAGTCAACACCTGGATCGTAAGTAGGTCTAAATCTGTTAGCCATAATAGAATTATAGGAACAGTAAATCGATTAAACCCGTGATGCATTCCGCTGCCGGATTTTTAGATTCGTTCGTGCAGGATGAATTAAAGTGCCGTTGTCTTAGTGAAGAAGATTTCGGTCAACCTCTCGCCAATGAGGAAAATGACGTACCATTGTATGACATGTACAATCGTGGTTTAGTCGCATGCGAGCAGGGACTAGAAAGGAATCCATTGAATCTCGAGGGGGCACGGCCCGGAACGACTGGTTTAATCCCATCGATGGAGGAGGGCTTAGCAATGGGAGCCTCTCCGAAACCGAAAGCACTGGTCCTGGAGCTGGAGGAACCGGACGAGGAAGAACTGATGCTTTCAGCAAAGCGGAGGGGCTTGAGCCGGTAAGTACTGTTGTTGACGCAATGGAGTGCCCTGGTGGCGTATGCCCTGTTCCCTGGGCCACCAAAGAAGAGCCTCCGGTGATCCAGGAAGATGTCGTCAATCATCCGTCTCATTACACTGACGGCGGAATTGAATGCATCGAAGCCATCGAAGCGCAGCTGACCGTAGAAGAGTACCGAGGCTATCTAAAGGGTAATGTCGCCAAGTACGGGTGGCGTGAGCGCCATAAAGGCGGGACAGAATCACTGAAGAAGGCAAGGTGGTACCTGGATCGTCTTATTCAACTGGATGAAACGCTTCAGAACGGCTGAAGGTCATCGTCATCGTCCCCGTCGTCGTCATAACCACAGGCGGCGGCGAGTTCGGCCAGTTCCAAATCCGTTGGATAGTCCCAATCCACTTCAATGTTTTCGGACGCCATGATTGCTTTGATTGCCTCCCATTCCATCATGCGTTGATGGAACAGATTAAGCAAAGCAAAACGGAGTTGTTCCCAGGTCATTTCCTCTGACTGCAGCTCTGCTTTACGCATTGCGAATTGCAGTTCAAGAGGCAGTTCAAATTCCTGTGGCTCTACAGAACGCTCCATTCCACTTTGCATTTGCTCGTTGCAGCTATTCTAATCGTAGCGTTCAAATTCACTATCGACGTCATCCAGCTCAAAATCTGGGAAGGGATCGTCGTCAATCCTGAAGTTATTGGCAAATTCTGAAAGTATGTAAGGACTAACGCGTTCTTCCAGGGTACGGATAGCACGTACCTCGTGGGGAGCAGCGGTGTAGTTGCGGAATGCAGTGAGAAGGATTTCTGTCGAGGCCCAGGGGTTGGCATCCACTTCTTGGAGGAACAGGTTCATTTCTTCCCTGCGGCGGTCCAGAAGGCCACCAATGACTTTGTGATCTTCGTTAAAGATCCACCTGCCAATTTCATCAGTGGCACCCGAGAAGTTTTCCACTTCTAAGCAGTCGATAATACGACTGTAAAGAAAGGGTTCCCACCCGATGGAATGAATAAAGGATACCAAGGCTTGACGCATGTGGTCATCAAGGCCGAGGTTGAGTTTTAACAGTTGCGCTTCGATGATATTGACTTCATGAAATAAGTATTCCAGTGCTTTTTCTTGGCTGCAATACTGGCCTTGTCTGACGGGAGAACCATCGGGATAAAACTGAGTTCCAAACCCGATGGTGTATGGTTCTCCACCTGAGCACGGATCTGGATATGCCTTTTCGCTAAACCCTTCGTATTTACGAATGAGGTTAATTGCGTGCGAAAGATCCGACATAGGAGTAACTATTATTACTCCCAATCATACATACTTTTTATTTGCCTTGACCACGACTTAACTTACGTCCGTGGTTAGGACGTGAGTGTTTGCCGTCTCCTTGATTTGTCTTCTTAGGCTTGGACTCAATTTGGAGTGCGGTGGACTTTGGTTTTGCCATTGCCAGTGGAGTAAGACAAGGTTATCTTAGTCGATAGAACCCGTTCGTGCAGCCTGCATAATTGCCGCCTTTACTTCAGGAGAGTAGTTTGACGACGCAACATCTGCGGTTGAAAAAGGGTATTGAAAATCTAAGAGTGCACTTCTAAGCCCAGGATCAGAAACCTCTGCGGCCAAACGCTGCATTGTATTTTGATCTGGAAATACATTTGGTGTATAGCCAGTTGCATACTTGCCTGCTAATTTCATAATTTTACCACTTTACGCGATGGCTCCAGTATCGAGCTGACATCTTATCGGGATTTGGATCTTGTGCGTTATGCCGAGCGTAGTAGGATTTCTTCCGTGCTTTATCCTTGGCTGATGTTGGGTTTTTGCCAGCGCCCTTCACGCCTTGTTGGCCAAAGCGAATGATCTTTTCTTCACCTCCCTCGCAAGCCTTGACGACGTGGCTTTTGGTCGGATGGCCAGGTGTCTTGCGGGGTTTGTTACACTCCATCGAATCTTTATGTATTTTGGCAGCCTTAGCTGCTTTCTTGCGTTTATCAGACATCAGATAGAGCCAAGCAACGATCCAAAGCTACTTCCTGTACCCATATTAAAATAGGAAGGCGCACCTTCATCTTCTTCATCTTCAAAATACTTAAAGTAAGTAGAACGCTTGGGTGTATAAGTCTCTGCTTTGCTTGTGTCGTCTGTATCAAGCATTGAACCCAGTGACCCAATGGCTGCAAAAGGATCTGACATATCTGGCATACTAAAGCCCAAGAGGCTCATAGCACCTTCTTTTGTGGAAGCTTTTCCAACATCAGCTGCACTTAAACTCTTATCTTCTTCTGTTGCATCAGGAAAAAACTCTGTATAGAATTCTGATTCCGTTCCGCCATAACCAGCTTTCTTAAAGACGTTAAACAGTGCGCTTCCGCCAGCGGGCGGTGTAATTTCCTCGTCTGTATCACGCTGGATATATCCGTACCCAAGTTCTTTCTGTGTTGGTTTAATGCGTTGTTCATTGAGCTGACGGATACGTTCTCGCATCTCAGCCGCCGGATCAGTGCTCAAAATTTGAGTCAAGGCTTCTTTGATCTGATCAACTGGATTATCCTTGGTACTCATGCCAAGTCCTTTAAGTCTATCTTGAAGCTCAGGAGATAAACCAGCAACATTCATCTTGTCAACAAGCTCTGCTGCCTTGGATTCAGCAGATACAAACTCAGCAAAAATTGGGTTGCCAAAGGACGCCTTCTCACTTTCCAATGCTTTGGCTAGATCATTCTGAATAAAATCAGCTAAGTCTTGTCGTGTATAGGTGTCTGCAACAGGGTCATATCCTTTGTTTTTCCCAAGAACTTGATAGTGCAGCCGAGCAAAATCATCCTTATTGTTTAAATCAACTCCATATTCATATGCTAATTGGTTCCATGTTTTACCATCGGTTACTGCTTGGTCTGATTCGCGTGCATCCCAAGCTGATTGCACATTTTCCTTCTGTTGTTGGTAAAGGCTTTGCTTGGAAGTTACATCTGTACCAGAAATTAGTTCGGGGTTCCAATAAAATTTAGGATCAAACTCTTTCGTTGTGGATGCTGTACGTAAGCCATCGATATACGTCTGTGCTTGTTTATTGGCAAAGTCTTTTAAAGCACTAGAAACCAACTGTGTCTGAAGAACGTTTTGCTCATCTTCTTTTACATCCATATAACTGATGAATTCAGTAATTGACTTAGATGTGTCAAAGCGAGGCTTCAAGTAATCATTGACAAAATCATTAACAAATTTTTGTTCAAGTGCATATGTTTTTTGCGCATCTTCCGGATCCGCAATTTCACTCATGTTTTTGTATCGTTCTGCCAGGGTTTCATCAAACCACTTCTGCCAGTTATAAGAGACAGAAGAGCCCATACCAAGACTCTTGTCAAGGCTTTCGGAGAGTCCTTTACCAAATTTGGAGTCTTTACTTAGGCTAAGGAAACCACCACCGCCAAGATCACCAAGGATTGCATTCTTGATATCGGACTTAAAGTCAGTGACATTAGGCATCCCCATCCCCTGGAGGATGTCTGCCATCTGCTCTTGTTTAATTGCACGTTTATATTCGTCTAGTGTTTGTTTTAAAACATCAGTCGTTAAAGCGCCAAACGCCCGCTCACCTTGCTTGTCAACAAAATCTTGTGTGGCCAACTCGGCCAATGACTCAGGCTTGTCTGCCGTTTTACCTAAAATTGTTTCTCTTAAAATTTGTTGTTCTTGATTTGTCGGAGCTCTCAGCGTTTCTGTGTACGTATCAAATTCTCTTTTAGTACCAGGTAGTCCACTTGGCGCGCCAACAAAAGTATAGTCTGAGTGAAGATAATCGTCTAATGTTGTGTACGTACGCGTAATATCTACGTCAGGAATTTTTTTGCCGCCGAAAGAAACACTTTTTGATGCGTCCTTCCAGCTTTGTACTTTATCTGGCACCAGACCAGAATAAAATTTTGAGTCAAACTTGGTGATATCAGAGCCTTGCTTGCTTGAATCCCAAGGTTTGATTCCGGCTGCTTTCACATAAAAATCTTCAATCTCTTTAATTGTTTGGTCATCAACGTAATCTTTGTAGTAATAATTACCTTTGGACAACTGCTCATCCAAGGCTTTCATTAAAGACTTGTAATCTGTTACGCCAGTAGAAACACCATTAAGCCTATTGGCAATCTCTTTGGCAATATAATTTTGTGTTGAGTTACCTTGTTCCTCGATGGGAACAAGATTTCCATTCTGCACTTCAAATCGAATCATGACGCTTCTTTGTCCCTGTAGAGTTCAATTACGTTAAAACTGCCGGGCTCCATCCAAGCTTTTATTCTATCTAGGTTTTCTTGACTAAAGAAACTTTGTTTTAAGTACCAGGCTTCCATTTCACTGGAGCCTTTATTTGCATTGCATCTCTTACATGCGGGAATGAGGTTATGCCGATTAGAGCAGCCAGATTTAAACCGTGGAATAATATGATCAAGGCTTGTTGCCTTTTCACCGCAATAACCACATTGATAATCCCAGGTTTGGTATATGCTTTCTCTGAATCGTTTTTTAGCAAGTTTTGGTGTTAATTCAACTAGCAGGGCAAGGGGCTCGTGCTGGCTGCAAAACATGCTTTTCAATTGCCGTTAACTCATTCTAAATTCTCCAAACAGTTGCTGGACAAACCAAAGAGATAAAGAAATGCTGACAAATCTTGACATACGATTTGTTTTGTGTACTGTGTATAAGTAGCTACTGCCAGCTTCATGGCCAAACACCCCGGTTGGGTATCTGCCCAAAAACTCGAAGAACTCTTGGGCATTGACAAGAAGACACTCTTTAAGTACCGCGACGACGGTACGCTAAAGCTTGGCCCCCATTATGCCGCATTCCCTGAGACGCGTTCCAGAGATAGCTATCGATGGAATGTAACAGCAGTACGGAAAGCACTGACAAAACAAGGTATGATGCCTGTGGCCGCCTGAGAACCGGTCACTATGGACGAGGGGAGCAGTCCTTGCGCAAGGGCTGCTTTTTTATGGGCTATAGGGGATGCCGTTTTTATCAAACATCGTAAAGTTTTGAATCTCAATGCGGTCTGTAGCAAAGTTGAACAGACGTTGAAGCATTGGAAAAATCATTGGCGATTGGCAATTGTAAGGAGGTACATCCATCTTTGCGAGCGCATTTTTTGTCTGTCTAAACTCACGTAAACTCTCTTGTTCTTTTTCGGATTTTGCAACCAAGGCCTGTTCCCAAGCTGCCATGCTTCCTATGCCAACCGGAAAATCGGATGGCTCAGGAGGAAAAACATTGTCTCTAAATTTCAAGGCATAGATATGTTTGCAGTAACGCAGTTCATCCAGCAGAGGCGTCCAACTATCGTCGACAGCCGTAATAGTAATCTGCTCAACCGAGTCCTTGTCCGTGGTCTGTGTAACAGATGTGTAATCATTGTATGTTGGCATGCCTTCTGAACGAGAGCCTGCGACTGCAATATCAGACGTACCCCTGGTATACGTCGAGCCAAACTCTCGATAAACCCCAGGGTTGTCTCTTGCTACGTTAAAGCCAGTTGCGGCTGAATCTGTAACCTCATAGTCAAGACCAAAACCATCAGGAGAGATAACCTCAAGGGATCTGTTTTGATCCCTAGGTGTCATTGCCCGATTGTCAAGGATCCCATCACGTTTTGTTAGCTCAAACCTACCTGGTTTTATATTTGCCAATCCTGTACGAGGAAACTGCTTGTTATTGCTGGCCGTCATTCCCGATAAGAAGGAATAATCCCGGCGCGTAAAATCTTGGCAAGTACAACAGTACCTAGATCCAGTGATCAAATACCTTCCAGGCGTAAAACTAACAGGAGAAGGGGTGACGAAAACGGAGTCGGGAGTGACCTGCACTGAACCTGCCTTCTTAAAAGTCAGCACTCCTGTGTTTTGATCTATGGCCACTACAACCGCCTGAACGTAGCCATATCTTTTTTGAGTTTCCGGATTAATAGTGTCTTTATCAATAATCTCGCCATCAACAGTAATTATTCGATCTTCAAAAATTTCCGTATTAGCTGGTTTGGTTCCGTTTGGCTGTCCTGAAACTGAAATAAAAAAAGGCGGAGGAAGTGGGTTGGTCGCGCTCCAGGTTCCCGCTAATTTTACATACCAGTAGTTACTGTCTTCGGTGACTGATTCAATAAAAAGTTTTTGAGAGCTTACTGGATCCGTGAGTTGATCACAGCGCACAGAGCCTGCGTAACGCCAAATTGCCCAGTGCATTCCAAGCTCTTTGCTTGTTGTTGGATAGCCGACAAAAGCACCTGATACTACAGGCGTTGGGTTTCCGCTTGTTGTTGCATTAGGTATTTGATAACTGAATTCATAGCTGTAATCATTGTTGTAGCTAGAGGCAGTGGCAAGCTCATAGCCCCTTCTCCAACGGGACCAAGCAGACTCTCTGTTAATAGTGTAAAGAGAATCTGGAACGGAGCCGCGAGAAAACTCTGTGCTTATAGGCTTTACGCCATTAGGTGCAGCTACTTCTGATTGATTAAAATTACCAAAAGAGCTTCCACTCTTCTTGGCCATAATCAGAAGAAACCGCCTTGAGCAATGATGTGAGCACCTGGCACGTAACCAGAAGCATTGGGTCCATCCGGGAACACGCCGACGTAAATGCGGTCTCCACGCTCCAGGTAGATGCCTTTATTGCGCAGTGGTGCCGTGGGTCCTAAACCATTGGTATTGCCTGCTTGCGCCACGGGAGAAGCCAGTTGCGGCATCAGGTCAGAGCAGTCAACAGTACCGCTGTTAGCAGGGACTGTTTTGGCAAACAGCACACGGTAATCACCTGAAGCAGGAATCGGTACGGTTGTATTACGTGTGTGATAAAAGACGAAGGTTACCTCTGGTTGATATCCATAAGTCACACCGTTGTACAGGAAGCCGGTCGCAGTGCCCCCAGAGTATAAAAGCGCTGTATTAACGCCCGTTAGTGTAGTGCCACCAGTGTATGTGTAGTAGCCGTAACCACTGGCGGGTGCTGTGCCAACGACTCCAGTGTTTTCCACAAACACAACCTGGCCGCTTACCAAAGAAATGACATCGCCAGACGTTGTGGTATTAACGGTGTAGTCAACGCCACGGTAGAAATCATTACGTGTGATGGTGATTGAATCTACAACACCGCCACTGTTGTTATCTTCTTGTAAAGCAGCGTCCATATCCACAAGGATCGATGGAGCCTGGCCGCCCTGTACAAAGAGTGTGTTAGCAGTAGAGCTGCCAACAGTCTGAGTTGTTACTCGTACCGAATCAAATAACGGCCGATCAATAAACAACGGTTGCTTGTTGCTGCTAGTTGCCGACAATGTTCTACTGCGCTTTTACTGATTCGTTAATTCTAACGTGTTTTAACCGTATGGGTTATTAAGAAGCAATTGAAAAGGATTAATAGATGCAGTGGGTGGTTGCAGGAGTTGCGACATAAGTTCTTGCTTTAATAGATCTTTTGTCGTTGGTTGTTTTTGTTGGGCACCAAGGACAGCTGACATAAAACCCTGGAACAAACCAGAGGAAGACATGTCTTGTCCCCTCGACTCACCTTGAGCTTGATCACCTGATAAGGGCTGCATACCCTGTTGGTACGTTTTTTGTAGTTCTGAATAACTCTTGACTGGTTGGCCGTAATAGCTTTTACCTTCCCTTGTAGGTAATGATGCCCACTCTGGCGCCAAGGCAGCGACAAAATCTGGTGTCAGACCTTTCTTCTGTAAGTAAGAAAGGCCACCAAGGCCCATGGTTCGTTGACGAGCAAGATCAAGAGCAGCAATATCTTGTTCAACGGGACCAAAAGATCCAAGTCCTAACTTCTTTTGTTGTTGCTGCCAGGTTGGGGTCAAGAATTGATAAGCACCCGCTGCGGTACTCCTCCCTTTCATTACCTTGTCTGGATGCCGTTTCAAGTCTGGTGCTAACGAGCCACCAAACATGACGCGATATGAATCCGGCCCACCGCGTTCTGTTCCTTCTGCAAAGCGCAGCATACGAAGCAAACCCTGTGCTTCGGGAGTCTGCCTGAACTTTTCGTAGAAGGAACGATCTGCCATGGGTTTATGCTCCTACCCAATTTGAATTTGCCTTGAGCCTAGGAGGAAAGATTGCTTGTACTGCTGCAACCAGAGTGATAATAGCTGCTAGGCGTTTAACAAAATTGGGACAAAGGATCATGGTTCTAAAGCAACAACACTGGCCTCCATGAATCAAAGATTCGTATCCAGTTGGTTGGACTTACGCGCTATGCGCCGCCAAGGATATTATTTCTGTGCTTGGTTAAGAAGAGCCTGAAATTTCTTTTCCATCTCTGGATCAATCTGCAGACCTTGTTGGCCGTAGGTGGAAGTTGCACCAAAGGAACTGATACCTGGAAGCCCTTGAGGTGCGTTAACACCTGGTGGAGGAGTCATCAGCATTTGCTGCGGAAGCTGATAACCGTAACCCTGAGAGGCAGCCTGGCCAGCTAACGACCCTTGGATGGCATCGTACCCAGATTGACCAGGGCGTACTTTGGCGGCAAGTTGTGGGTTGGCTTTCGCCCACATTTGCATACCGATGTCTTCTGCAGACTGAACTTGTTCTGGTGTAGCGCCAGGTGCAGCTGCAATTTTCCGTGCAGCTTCGTAACGTTGAAGTTCAGGATCTTGTGCTGTAATTTGTGCTACCCGTGATTTTTCGGCTTCATAGGCACGATCTGCGGCTGCTTGCTGACCAGGGAAGCCAGCACCTGGCCGAAAGCTTTCAGCTGCTTGACCAGCGGCAAGTTCTTTCTCCTTGTAACCAGGGCCGTAATTACGCTGGTCACCAAATGGTTTGGTGCCCCCAAAAGAAGCATTTGTGTACGGAACATTACCTTGCGATAGCTGTCCTGCCGCGTAACGCATTTCATTACCTAAGTAAGGCAATGAACCACGACCGAGTTGTCCCCCCATGTACTGGAGCTCGTTTACAAGAGATCGTCCCAGGTTGCGCCCAGTATCGTTCCGTGGATCAGGGATAATCCCAGGGAGATTCTGAACCCCTCTATCTAAGGCCGAACCAGATCTTCCCTGCATAAAAAGCTGTGGCCCCAGAAAAACACCGGCGCCCTGCACAACATTGCGGCCCAAGCCAAGTAAACCACGAAGTTCCCGTGCACCTGCAAAACTAGGCATAACTACCTCCAATTAAGGTTTAGATAAATGCGCGATCCCACAGCCGTATCGGCAGGACCTGGAAGACTCTGGATGAACTCAGCGCCAGAGCGTTCGTAACGATATCTGGCCTGGAACGGATCCTTGTAGTTTGGTACGTAAAGGATACCGGCTAAACGGTTGGTTTCGTAGAGATAAATCTCGTCCCAAACCTTGAGTGCCTCTTTGGCATTACTGGAGCGAATCGTACGATCAACGTCACCAGCAATACTTTCAAGGCGAGTAGAAGGTGAAGTGGCAACCTCAGTCTTCTTTTCGGCGGTGTCGCAGCGGCCGATTTGAATAACGATCTTATCGTAAAAGTACGAATCAGGGACCGTGTTCATAGCTTCTTCAAGCCGCGCGAAGTCACCCGCCGGCACAGAAACCGTGAAGTAGCCCAAATGATAACGGACTCTACTCTTATCGAAGTCGCTGAGTTGCACAACCTACTTCCGTATGTTTCTCATTATAAATGTACTGAACTAACCAAGATATGGATTGGGTAGGCTCCTTAATAGATCCAGGGGATTTTGCTGAGTTGGTGGTTGTAATAGCTGGCCAATTAAATTGCGCTTCATTGAAGTAGCTGCGTTTTCTTTTTGTTTGCCTGTAAAACCAGTGCCAAGCAAATAACCCATCAAGAACTCCTTGGGGTCAATGCCAGCACCAGAAGCAGTTGCTGTACCCTCTCCAAAGCTTTTTCCACGTGTTGTTGATGAATCTGGTAATTCACTTAGATGAAATGTTTGCAACTCATATGGACCAGTGCGCAAGCTAGAAACATTGCCTGCGCCACCACGATTGGCATGGGTAGCAACAGAACCTTGCCCCAAGAAACGTAACTGAGTTCCCTCGGGTAAACCATAGTCCTCTCCGCCATGCATCCTTCGGTCACCATGGACTGGATGCACGCGCATCCCCATAGGACTCGTAAGTGTTGCTGCTGGATTTAAAACAAAATCGTCAGCTTGCTTTGAGTATAAAGCTTGCCAGTCTTCACTGCCAGGGAGTCGGAATTGAAGATATTGTCCAATATCAGTACGTGCCTTGGAAAGAGGAAAACGCTTTCCATCCTTTAATACTTCCCAATGCGCATGTGGGGCTGTGGAGGTACCAGTGGAACCAACACGTCCTAAATATAGTGCAGGTCCTATAGCCATATCTTTTTCTTTTTATTGTAAGACTGAAAAACCCCCGGTTTCCCAGGGGCTTGGTAAGGAGAAGAGTGTAATCAAACCCTGATTAAATCAGCAGCAATCACGGCGTCCCAGTCAACCCTACGGATCTGTCGCAGTTGTTCGAGATTGTTGAACCTTTCACCCGATAAGGACATCTGAAGATCTTTAATCTCTCGGGCTGTTTTCAATCCAATACCCTTGATATGATCAGCGATCATTTGCGGGGTAGCTGAATTGATATTTAAACGGTTGTCCGGGGGAAAAGTACGTGGTTCTTCCTTTGCAGCTTTATCTTTTACCTGAAGCGTTTTTACCGTTTTGGTGGCGGCTTCATCAGGCGTAAGCTCAGTCTTGTATGCGGTATAAAGGCGACCGTCCTGATCTTCGACCATGAACCAATCACCGTTATCCCATTCACTTACAATCTTGACTCTTGCGCCTGTTTTTTTGTGCTGATAAAGCATTGCTGCAGTGGTTGTCATAAGACCAGAATTACACTGGTCTTAGTTTAACCTAATCAGCTGACAGTGCGGCCAAGCAGGTAGCCATCAATGTCTTCGTAGCCAGCGGCTTCATCAGGCTGGAGGTAGCACACCTCAACCACGATGTAACCAGTACGACCACCAGAGGCATCACCACTGGAAATATACCAACCACCCGAGGTGGAAGTAGCGGTCTGCGACTCACGAGCTTGGACGGTGTACGTGGTAGCAGAGGTGATCTGCTTGTACACATTGGCCACACCCACGCCAGCAGCACCGGTAGCGGTCAGGAAAGGCTGAGCGCTATAGGCTGCAGTACCAGCAGCGAAGAAGATTTCACCAGGCTGAGAACCAGAGGTGGTGGAGGTGAGGTTAGCTTGTGCCACGGCTTCACCAGCGGTGCCGGTAGAAGTCAGACCAGGACCAAAGGTGATCACGTTGCCAGTTGCGGCATACACACCAGAAGCAACACGACCATCACCCCAGCCGGAAGCAACGGATGCAGTGGCGCGATACACATAAGCAGGGGTGGTGCTGCTACCAGAGATCACCATGCCGGTGATGTCGGGGCGGGTATCATCATTCCGATAAGGGGAAGGAACGATCACACTGCCAGAAGCAACGGCGCCAACACCGGAAGTAGCGGTGACAGGCACATAACCACGCTGCTGGAAGTAGCGATAACCAGGGATCGCCAGAACAGAAGTGGGGCCGCCGTTAGAGGCGTTGTTGGAACCAGAATCGTTGGTGTCAACGTTACGGTACCAACCGTTGAGGGGCTCTGCCCAGTTACCTGGGTAGATCTTTTTAGCGGACAAATAGGACATTTATTTTTTCCTGTTATGTAGGTTTATCAGTTATCAAACAGTGCCGTCGTCTTGAACGAAGCTGTAAGCAGTGGTCACAAAGTCCTTGTTCAGGATCTCGAAACCAGCGTACAGTTGCCAGATCAGGATGATGAAGCGGCTGAAGTCATCGTTGTTGTTGATCAGCACCTGGGCGTTAGGACCACCGATACCAACACCAATCGACTGAGGACCGAAGAAGTAACCTTGGGCCACTTCCTTAGAAGCATAGCTGGAACCATCATCAAAAGATGCGGTTACATTCTTGGTCGGGAAGTTGGTCGACTCGAAGAACTTAACACCTTCGAACTGAACACCAGTCGGCATCACAGGCTCACCAGCCAGGAAATAGCCCTGACCAGCTTGGGGACCCATGTAGAAGCTGGCGTTGTTAGGCATCATGGGGTTACCCATGTACATGCCTTGACCAGGATTACCAGCGTAGCGGGCAATCTCACGGAAGTCACTATCACGACGCAGGTGCATCATGAAGGTAGGATCGCAGATGCAACGATACAGACCATCAGTGAAGGTCGGAACGTTACGCTTGCGCAGATCCTTAACAATGGTCAGCAGGTCGGTCTTCACCTGGAACTGCTGCACTTCGTTGCCGTACTCACCAGTGGTGTAGGAGATACGACCTTGGGAATCCTTGGTCTTACCACCAGCAAAGTAGTAGCCACCCTGGGAGGTAGAAGCAGCACCATTAGCTTCTGCTTTGGCAAGTTCGTCGATGAACACGCGATCACGCCAGCGGCGATAGTCGTCAAGCAGCGTCAGGCTACCGATCGACTGGTGGAACATATTCAGGTTACCGGTGTCCAGCAGAAGACGCTGGGCGGTAATCAGGGTCTCGCGCGCAATCTTGAAGGTCGAAGGCTGGGTCGGATCACCCGGATCTGCAGGACCAGTATATTCCTTAAGCACCACCAGGACTTTCTCCTTGGTGATGTTACGGCTGTTAGCGGTACCGATGGTTTGATCGGCAATACGCTCACGGCTGTCCTTAGTACCAGGGGTACCCCAGAACTTATAGCGGTCTAACTGAACGGTTTGACCAGGCTGACGAGTGAAGTCGTGGACGACACGTGCTAGCATGTTCTCCATGCAGCTCCCTAGGTTTCTCATCCCTAGGGCACTGACTATATCTTGCTCCCAAAAATGACACTTTCTCAAGAAACAGTTGAAAACTTTGCTTCTCGTATGTCAGATGTAGATGCGTCCAAAGAATTAGGAGTCTGTATGGTCACATTCTACAAAGCTAGAAAGTTGTTTGGCATTCCCTCGTACTTCGAGGCAACCGGAAAACGTAAAACCAAAACAGGAAAAATTTACTCGTTTATGGAATACAACGACCGATATTTTCAGTCAATTGATTCTCCTGATAAGGCATACTTTTTAGGCTTGCTTGCTTCGGATGGGAACATAAGTCCTCGTTTAACAGCTGCACGTATTGCATTAAAAGCAGATGATGCAGATATCCTTGAAAAATTTAGATCTTTCTTGGGGGCAGGCGCACCTGCTTTGAAAGATAAGGTTCCAACGCTTAAAGGAATTAAAGGTAATCCCCAAAAGATTTTGGTGCTTAGCAGAAAAGTTTTAGTAAATGATTTGATGAAATTAGGTATAACTCCTAACAAATCACATACTCTAAAAATTAACTGCGATCTCAAGGACTTTAAAAAGGACTTTATCAGGGGCGTCTGGGACGGAGATGGATCAGTAACAGAACGAAGGTTTAAAGTAACCACTGCCTCTGAATGTTTTGCCTTTCAGCTTCAAGGCTGGATAGAAGAAATAAGCGGGGTTATTCTTCCTGTTAAATCAGAAGTAACCAAAAACGATAAAAACTTGTTCCATCTTCCTGGTTACATTCGAGACGCAAATGCAATACATGCAATTTACGGAGATTCCAACCTTTATATCGAACGTAAGTTTAAAAACTATGTTCGTTATTGGGAGCCCCGGCGCTAATGGGTTTCATAATCCGTTCTGGATTGTATACCCTAGTCGATGAACCTTCTTCTTATTCCTAAGAAGCTTGGCTGCTGATTGCCCCATGAGCTTGATCTTTTTAACCATTCACGCTTACTGTTACCAGTTACGTTGTAGGGACCAAACCTTAAGGTGAAGGGTTTCCAGCAATTCACCGGGTGTTCACTTTTTGATTACTCAAAAAGGCGGCTGTCAATCAACCGGTTCCACGGCCATTTCCGCGATGTATGCGGGGTGAGGGCGGTATAGCTCTGCCCCTAAAATCTTAGGGAAATCATTGTCAATAAACACTTAGATTATCCTCCAGTGTCAGTGTTTTTATCGGGTGAAAGATAAAGACACGTGTGTCTTATCTAACACAAATTTTAGCAGGTAGTGAACTTATGTGTTACACGTACTGCATAGTTGTCATACCAAGACCTCTTGGGTTTTGGGAGACATAGGGCGATTCCGGATCAATGGCACCACCTTGCTGGAAGCCTGGTACACCCATGGCGCCAATACCTGCTCCTAATGCAAGGCCGCCTGCGCCTGCGGCTGCCGCAGAGGCAGGAACTAAGCCAGCCGCAAAAGCAGGGTTAGCAGCAGAGGCAAGATTTGCAGGTAAAGCCAATAAACCTGTACGTGCAATATTACCAACGGTTTGAGGTGAATATAAAGTAGCAGCTTGACCGCGACTCATGTATTCAGGACTGTTGACAATTCCTTGCTCAATACGTTGCCTTGCAGAACGTTTAGTTTTGCCTAAAGGTCTTTCCAAACCTTTCTCAACAAGATTGGGAACAACGTCGGCATACTTACCTGCTAGTGCGGTCGCACCACGGAGACCGCCATATGCACCAAGGCCACCAAGACCTGCCGCAAGTGCAGCCGAACCCGGATCTTCACCTTGAGAAAGGGCGTACCCGCCTGTAGCTAAGCCAGCCGCAACAGGTACACCGTATTTAAGAGCGCCACGCATGGCATTACTCCATTACAAACAGTTTGTTTGCAACGACTTGAGGTTGAGCTTGGTTCAAGATGCGCCAGGCTTGACTGGGATCCACATCCATCTGTTGCTTGAAGCTGCCCCAGAAGTTTTCAGGCTGCTGAGGAGCAGCGGCAGCAGGAGGAGCAGGGAACTGACCTAATACCCGCTGAACAGGAGTGGTGGGATAACCGAAGGTGCCAAGTTCAGCCTCATTCTCATACACAGGATACGGACCTTCTGGACCGAAGAACTTCAGCGTGTAATCACTGAGAACATCGGGATTGGTCAGAATCTCGTTATACGCAAGGTTCTCCTGGTGCTCGTTAACCGAAAATTCGGCATAACGATCGAGAACTTCTTGTGCTTTATGGCCCCAAGCGACGGCGCTATCCAGCATATTTTCAAGCTGGAGGGCATAGTTGTTGAGTATTGCAGGGGAGTTCCAGCCGTACGCGTCAATTACGTTTCGACTTTCCTCGTTTAGATGCAGGTAATCGGCGATTGCGCTCTGCACTTCCATCCGCAGCTCGTTGGCTACTCCCGGAGAGGATGCC